CTAATGTTTCGATTGCGGCTACAATCCAACCAAATAGCGTTGCTCTTGGTGGAGATACAACTGGTAACTACGTTGCTACTGTTGCTGATGCTGGATCATCTGATATTGTTGTTTCGGGTTCTGGTTCAGAAACTGCCGCTGTTACTCTTGGTCTTTCGACAACTGGAGTCGCTGCTGGTTCTTATGGTTCATCCAGTGCAATCCCAACATTTACTGTTGACTCAAGAGGTCGTTTAACTGCTGCTGGCACAGCTCCAGTTGGTACTGCTTTAACAGTTGCTGGAGATTCTGGTTCTGAAACTATCAACTTACTCTCTGAGACTTTAACAATCACAGGTGGTACAAACCTGACTTCTTCAGCTGCTTCCAATGCTGTTACTGTCAACTTAGATCCCGACATTTCACTGACAAGTGTTGTTGCTTCTGGTGTTGTAACTGCTGCTCAGTTTAGAACTGGTGCTTCAGGTCAGGCAATTGGCATTAGTACAAATGTAATCTCGGGTCCAGATGTTATCACTATTGACCCTGCTGCTGTTGGAGACAACACTGGTGCGGTTAGAATTAAGGGTGATCTTTATGTTGATGGTGCTCAGTTCTTTGTAAATTCTGGTACGATCGAATTAGCAGATTTCATTGTTGGTGTTGCTACAACTGCATCGACAAATGCTGTTCTTGATGGAGCTGGAATTGGAATTGGTTCTGCAAACGTCCGCAAGACTTTAACTTGGAATAATACATCAAACTCTCTGAAGTCAAGCGAAAATCTTGATCTTGCCTCTGGCAAATCATATAAGATTAATGGAACTGAAGTTCTGAGTGCAAACTCATTAACAATCACCAACGTCAATGCTTCGGGTATTGTAAGTGCTACAACTTTTGTTGGTGCTCTTACTGGTAACTCTTCTACAGCATCTGCTCTGCAGACTGCTAGAACAATCTCGATTACTGGTGATGTTGCTGGATCTGTCTCGTTTGATGGATCATCTAATGTTTCTATTGCTGCAACAATTCAACCAAACTCTGTTACTCTTGGATCAGATACAACTGGTAACTATGTTGCAACCGTTGCTGATTCGGGTTCATCGGACATCGTAGTTAACAACTCTGGTAGTGAAACTGCTGCGGTTACTCTTGGTCTTACAACCACTGGCGTAGTTGCTGGTTCTTATGGTTCAACAACTGCAATTCCTACATTCACTGTCGACTCAAGAGGTCGTTTAACTTCTGTCGGAACAGCTTTAGTTGGTACTGCTTTAACAGTTGCTGGTGATTCTGGTTCAGAAACCATCAACCTGTTAACCGAAACCTTAACAGTTTCTGGTGGTACAAACCTGACTTCTTCGGCATCAGGAAATGCAGTAACAGTCAACCTCGACAATAACATTTCACTGACAAGTGTTGTTGCTTCTGGTGTTGTAACTGCTACTAGTGGTTTCTCTGGAAACTTAACTGGAAACGTTACGGGTAATGTAACTGGTAATCTTGCTGGTAATGTAAATGCAACATCTGGTATTTCAACATTCAATAATATTGATATCAATGGAACTCTGACCGATGTCAACAATAGCACTGGTACTTCCGGTTACATTCTTAAGAACGTTGGAACTGGCGTTTCTTGGGCACCTATTGCAGACTCATTACCAACACTGAGAACAACTTCAGTTCAGACTGCAACTTCTGGTCAAACTTCATTCACAGTTAACTACACTGTAAGTTTCCTTGACGTATTCATTAATGGTGTTAAACTTGCTCCAAGCGAATTTACTGCAAATAATGGAACGACAGTTACCCTGAATGAATCTGCTTTTGCTGGTGATGTTGTTGAATTCTATGCATACAATACTGTTACTGGTGCAACTGGATCGGTTAATAGTCTGAATGATCTTTCAGATGTCAATTTAACATCGTCTTCAAACGGTCAAATCCTCCAGTACAATGGTTCTGAGTGGGTTAACTCTTCATCTCTGGTTGGAATCAACTCTGTTGATGCAACAACCATTGCAACACTTGAAACTGCTCTTGGATATGCTCCAAACACCTTCAACTCGCTGCTTATCAGCAATGCAGGTGTTTCGACATTCACTGGTGCAGTTAATGCAAACACAACAATGACCATTAGTGGTCAGTTAAGTTGTGCTGATGTTAACGCAACTGGAATTGTCACTGCAACAGATTTCAACGCAACTTCGGATAGAAACCTGAAGGATAACATCCGCGTCATTGAAAATGCATCCGAACTGGTTGGAAAACTGGAAGGTGTACACTTCACTTGGAAGTCAAGTGGTGCTGAAACCTGTGGTGTTGTTGCACAACAGATTGAGGAGCACCTGCCACAACTCGTACACACGGGTGAAGATCATAAGACTGTTAACTACAACGGTCTTGTCGGTGTTCTGATTGCTGCTGTACGTGAGCAAGGCGAAATGATCGCTGCGCTTAAGGCAGAAATCGAAGAACTCAAGAAGTGATTCGTCACTGACTAAGTTCTGATGGGGGCAGACAACTGCCCCCTTTTTTTATAAATAGAAATAAAAAAACAATGGATGAGCAAAGATATTGTCCACTCTGCGACAAACGAGAAACTAGATCTGAGTGTTCTTACGGAGAAAAGGCTTGGGATAAAGTTTCTATTAAAGACCATGAATACTCAATGGCTCGTTCAGAATTAAAAACGATTGCAGATGCAGTAAAAAGATTGCAAATGAAAGTTGGTAAAGGTGAGGGAAGTTTGGAAGCATGGGTTCAATCAAAAATCACCAAAGCAGCAGATTACATTGATACAGCAGCAGATTATGTTGCAAGCGGAGAAATGGAAGAGTCGGTTCGTCTTCCAGCAACCAACGGCAATATCATTTCAGTAATTATTTCTTGGCGTGGAAAAACATACATGAATAAGATGTTTTTCCCACAAGTTAATATGCCAAGTAGAAGAGAAATAACAGACCAAATCCAAAAAGTGTATCCTGGAGCATCGGTCCTTCAATATAATGTTGCAGGATTAGAACCAGGACAACCATTGATTCAAGTTTATGATCGCCAAAAATCCAAGAATTATCTTTTAAATAATGGAACAATTGGTGAAGAAACGATTGAGGAAGTTGCCGCATGGCAACGTAAAGAAGGAAAGAATCAAAGTGGTGGACTCAATGAAAAGGGTCGTAAATCATATGAGCGTGAAAATCCTGGAAGCGACCTTAAGGCACCTTCAAAGAAGGTTGGAAATCCCCGCAGGGCATCATTCTGTGCAAGAATGAAAGGTATGAAAAAGAAACTAACTTCATCAAAAACTGCTAATGATCCCAATAGCAGAATCAATAAGTCCCTCAGAGCTTGGAATTGCTGACATGAAAAGTTTTAATCAATTTATCTCCGAAAGCGTAAATATTTCAGGAGACTTCAACGGAACTTTGATTATGGGTGGCAGTGAGCCACAACAACAAAAAGTTGAAGAGGAATTTTATGCGGACATTGTTTGGCAAGGAAGTCTTTACAGACTTAAGGTTTCCACTGAGAATGGAATTTCTTCTTTAAGTGGATTATCGGAACAACTTCAAGATCAATACCCAGGTGCAATTGTACATCAGGTCTATCCCGTAATTGAAGATAAAGTAAAAATCAAAGATTCTAAAAGATATCATCCTGCAAAATTAGATTGGATTTAATTTATGGCTCAGTGGAATAAGACTACACAAGATTTTCTAAACCAAGAAAGATCTTTATTTGAGGTTTTTAATATTGCAGATCACTGGGGAAACCAGACGGACTGGAGACCTCAATTTACTGGTAATAATAGATTTAAAATATCTCCATATCAAACAGTATTCTTTAACACCTTCCAGTATGGTAAAGAGACTGATGTATGGGATGAAAGAATAGTTGGAGTAGGAACTGCAACATTTAATGCAAATGCCAGTAATATTATAATGCAAGTTGGATCTACTACTGGTAGTAAAGTAATTCGTCAAACCAAGAATGTGATGAGATACATTCCTGGTAGAGGTGCAACTCTTGCATTTGCAATTCGTCTTGATACACCACAGGTAGGTATTCGCAGAAGATTTGGATTGTTTGATGACAATAATGGTGTTTTCTTTGAGGATAATGGCGGAACATATTCTTATGTAATTCGCAGTAGTGTAACTGGAATTACCACAGAAACCAGAGTATACCGAGATGAATGGAATGGTGAAAAGTTTGATGGAAATGGGTGGACTGGAGTAACTGCAGATCCAACAAAACAACAAATGATTTCTATCAATTATGAATGGTATGGTGCAGGTATAATTCAATTTGCTTGGTTAATGAAGAATGAGACTGTTGCATCCCATACTTTTGAGAACTCAAATACCAATCCAGCAGTTTGGTGTTCTACTCCATTCTTACCAATTAGACTTGAGATAGAAAATATAACTGGTGTTGCAGGAACTCATTACCTTTATCAAGGTTCTAATTCTCTTATTCAGGAAGGAGAACCAGAAAAACTTGGAACTCTTTTGAGCATATCAAATCCCATCACAGGGACAACAATGACATCAGCGAATACATTCTATCCGATTATAAGCATTCGTTTGAAATCTAATAATCTAACTGGTGTAATGCTCTTGAGATCATTACAGGCAGCAACTGATGACAATACGAATGTTTATTGGCAACTTCTACAAAATGCAACACTGACTGGAGGAACTTGGGTAAATCATCCCGATCCAAACTCTTTTATGCAGTATAATATTACTCAAACTGCAGTATCTGGTGGAAGTGATCTTTTAAGTGGTTTTGTGATTGGTGGTGGTGGGTCATTAGTTGATCTTGATATTAGAGCAGCACTTCAGTTAGGTAGAAGTGGTATTGGAACAATTAGTGATACTTATACTCTTGTTTGTGCATCTCCAAACACCAACAAAAAAGCACTTGCAGTATTGAACTGGATTGAACAAAGGTAATTTTTTATGAGTGACGTATATCTTGGTAATCCCCTATTAAAAAAAGCAAATACACCAATTGAGTTTACTCAAGAACAAATTCTTGAGTTTGTTAAATGTAAACAGGATCCTGTTTATTTTGCAAAAAACTATGTAAAAATTGTAACTCTTGATAAGGGATTGCAGCCTTTTCAGTTGTATCCATTTCAGGAAAAGTTAGTAAACAATTTCCATAATCATCGATTTAATATCTGTAAGATGCCACGACAGACTGGTAAATCTACAACTGTGGTATCATTTCTTCTACACTATGCAGTGTTTAATGATAATGTAAATATAGGTATCCTAGCTAACAAAGCGGCAACTGCAAGAGAGCTTTTAGACCGTTTGCAAACTGCATATGAAAACTTACCAAAATGGATGCAACAGGGCATCATTGCATGGAATAAGGGATCATTGGAATTGGAGAATGGAAGTAAGATCTTGGCTGCTTCTACTTCTGCTTCTGCGGTTCGTGGTATGTCTTTCAATATCCTCTTCTTGGACGAATTTGCGTTCGTTCCAAATCACATTGCAGATTCATTCTTTGCTTCGGTTTATCCTACAATTACTTCAGGTAAAAGTACGAAAGTAATTATCGTCTCTACCCCACACGGTATGAATCATTTCTACCGCATGTGGCACGATGCTGAGCGTGGCAAAAATGAATATGTGTTTACTGATGTTCATTGGTCTGAAGTTCCTGGAAGAGATTCGGAATGGAAGAAGCAGACCATTGCAAACACTTCTGAACAGCAATTTAAAGTTGAGTTTGAATGTGAGTTCTTAGGATCTGTTGATACTCTAATTGCTGCGAGTAAACTTAGAACGCTTGTCTACGATCATCCTAAGACTCGTAGTGGAGGATTGGATGTATATCAAGATCCAATTGATGAACATGATTATTTGATGACAGTTGACGTTGCTCGCGGAGTTGGCAATGACTATTCGGCATTTACTGTTGTAGATATTACAAGTTTTCCCCATAGGGTAGTTGCGAAGTATCGAAATAATGAAATCAAACCAATGCTTTTTCCAAGCGTAATTGTTGATGTTGCAAAAAGTTATAATGGAGCGTTTATCCTTTGTGAAGTGAATGATGTAGGAGATCAAGTAGCTTCAATTATCCATTATGATCTTGAATACAATAATCTTTTGATGTGTTCTATGCGTGGTAGAGCAGGTCAAATTGTGGGTCAAGGATTTTCTGGTAAGAAAACTCAACTTGGCGTTAAGATGTCAAAGGCAGTAAAAAAGGTTGGATGCCTTAATCTCAAAACAATGATTGAGGAAGATAAATTAATCTTCAGCGATTATGAAATTATGAGTGAACTCACAACGTTTATTCAAAAGAATAACTCATTTGAAGCGGAAGAAGGTTGTAATGACGACCTAGCAATGTGTCTGGTAATTTATGCGTGGTTAGTAGCTCAAGATTATTTTAAAGAACTTACGGATCAAGACGTAAGAAAGCGTTTATATGAAGAACAAAAAAACCAAATTGAACAAGACATGTCACCATTTGGGTTTATTGTTGATGGTACAGATGAAACGAGTTTTGTAGATACTGATGGTGATCGATGGTATACTGATGAATATGGTGATCGCGCATATATGTGGGAGTATTTAAGTTGATGGACTTAGACGGTCAATTAAAACTTGGTCATTTGTTGTTTAAGGAAAGAAATTGTAGAACTTGTAGGCAACAAAAAAATTTAATGGAAAATTTCTACAAAATTAGAAAAGGATCTGGAGCATCTTCATACTCTTATGAGTGCAAAGATTGTACTAAAAAACGAATAGTTTTGAGCAGAACGACTTCAACAGTTTTTGATAAATGGGTATATCCTGATTGGTAATCTGTTCATGCATTGTTTCCCCACTCAAAGATGTATTTTTAATAAATATTTTTTAGATAAACTGAGATCTAACGGAGAAAAACATGGCGACTCCTCAATTATCTCCTGGTGTACTTATCAGGGAAGTTGACTTAACCGTAGGAAGAGCTGATAATGTTCTCGATAATATCGGAGCAATTGCCGGTCCTTTTGCGATGGGACCTGTCGATGAACCAATCGATATCACAACCGAAGCACAATTAATCAATACATTCGGAAAGCCATTATCAACAGATGGTCAATATGAATATTGGATGACCGCATCATCATTCTTAAGTTATGGTGGAGTATTAAAAGTTGTCAGAACTGGTAGTTCAAATTTAAATAATGCGAACGCTGCTGTTGGTTATGCTGCTACCACTTCATTAAAAATTGATAACTATGATGATTACACTGCAAACCATTCTGCAGATAGTGTCAACTATGCTTTTGCTGCTAAGAACCCTGGTTCTTGGGCAAACAATATGAAAATTTGTGTGATTGATAATAAAGCGGATCAAATAATTGGAATTAATACCACAAGTCCAGCAGGTTTTGGAGTTGTAATTGGATATGGAGTTACTGTTGCTCTCGCAGGAGTTACTATTCCTGGAGATGGAGTAACTAATTCATTTACTGGATATTTAAAAGGAATTATTACTGGTGTCACAACAGATTCAACTAATGGCAACAGTTCAATTGATGTAAAAATATTCTCTAGAGTTTCTTCAGGTGGAACAGAAACTCATATTAATTACAAACAAAATGATAGAGCATCTGCAATTAGTGCAAATGACAGTATAAGATTCATCAATAATTCTGGAATTGCTACTGGATCAGCAGGTGCAGTAACAGTTTTAGACTGGTATAATGAGCAAACACTCGGACTGTCAAATAGTACTGTATATTGGAAATCTATTGCACCAAAACCAGGAACATCATCATATGCTTCAGAAAGAAATTGTGAAAATGATGAAGTCCATGTTGTAGTTTATGATGATCAAGGAACTGTAACTGGTATTCAAGGAAATCTTTTAGAAAAGCATATCGGACTTTCAAAAGCATCTGATGCAGTTTCTGCAGTAAATTCTCCACAAAAGATTTTCTGGAAAAATTATATTGCTGATAATTCCGCATACATTTATGCTGGAAATAATCCTTCTGTTGGTATCGATACCCACAATGGCATTGCACCAAGAGCTGCAGGATTTTCAACAGCATTTGTTGCAAATACTGAATCTGACGGTCAATGGAATGTTCCTTCACAAGGAAAAACATTCAGTTCAATCGGAAATGTATCATATACTTTGGGATCGGGTGTTAATTATACATCTCCCGGCAATGGTATGTCACCAGCTCTTTCAGATTTGATTACATCATACGATCTATTCTCAAACAAAGATCAGATCGCTATTGATTACTTACTCATGGGTCCTGGATTATCCAGCAAATACGAATCTCAAGCAAAAGCAAATTATTTAATTTCTATTGCAAATCAAAGAAAAGATTGTCTTGCTGTGATTTCTCCACATAGAGCAGACCTTGTAGCTGTAACAAATTCAACTACTCAAACAACTAACCTGATTGAGTTCTTCTCGCCACTTTCTTCTTCATCATATGCAGTATTTGATAGTGGATATAAGTACACATATGATAGATTCAACAATACTTTCCGTTACATTCCATGCAATGGTGACATTGCTGGATTGATGGTTAGAACTGCAATTACTTCATATCCATGGTTCTCGCCAGCTGGTCAACAAAGAGGTGTATTGAACAATGCAACTAAACTTGCATACAATCCATCAAAAGCACAAAGAGATCAGTTATATCCATTGAGAGTTAACTCAATCATCAACCAACCAGGAACTGGAGTAATTCTTTACGGAGATAAAACCGCTTTATCATATGCCTCAGCATTTGATAGAATCAACGTTCGCCGTCTCTTCTTGACGATTGAACAGGCACTCGAAAGAACTGCAAATGCACAACTCTTTGAACTGAATGATCAGATTACAAGATCAAACTTTGTCAATATTGTTGAACCATACCTGAGAGACATTCAGGCAAAGCGTGGTCTTTACGACTTCTTAGTTGTTTGTGATGAAACAAATAATACTCCTGATGTTATTGACAATAACGAATTCAGAGCTGACATTTACCTGAAACCAACAAAGTCAATTAACTACGTAACCTTAACTTTCGTAGCGACTCGAACTGGGGTCAGCTTTGAGGAAGTTGCAGGAACTGTTTGATCTTATAATTAATCACTAAGGAGGACCCTAAAAATGGCACAAATTCCAACAAGAAACATCTCACAGTTTAAGTCAAAACTCATTGGTGGTGGTGCTCGTCCTAACCTTTTTGAGGTTAGTGTTGCATTTCCAGCAGGAGTAAATCTCGGAATTCAAAATGATGGCACTGGAACATTTGACAGTGAGAACTTTAGATTTATGTGCAAAGCAGCTGCACTTCCAGCATCGACAGTTAGTGAAATTGTGATTCCTTTTAGAGGAAGAACTTTAAAAGTTGCTGGCGATAGATCTTTCGATAACTGGTCAGTAACAATTATCAATGATGAAAACTTTTCTCACAGAAAAGCATTTGAAGCATGGATGCAAAACGTTGCTCAGTATGGTGACAGTTCAGGTTTGACAAACCCACAAGACTACATGGGTAATGCAACGGTTTATCAACTCGGAAGAACTGCTGCTTCTCAGCAAGGCGAAGGAACAACTTCAGGTCCTTCAAACATTCTTGCACAGTATAAGTTTGTTGATATTTTCCCAACTTCAATTTCAGATATTCCTCTTTCATACGAAACTGAGAATGCAATTGAAGAGTTTACTGTAGAGTTCCAGATTCAGTACTTCTATCCTGAGGCTGCCGGTTCTGGTGCTTGATAAATAGTACAAATAAGTCTACACTTTAATAATGGCAAAACTTTTTGGTTTCTCTATTGAAGATAAAGAACCATTATCCCCTGGTGTGGTTTCCCCCGTTCCTCCGAATAATGAGGACGGGGTTGACCACTATTTAACCAGTGGATTTTTTGGTTCTTATGTTGATCTGGAAGGAATTTATAGAACCGAATTTGATTTAATCAAAAGATATCGTGAAATGGCACTGCATCCAGAATGCGATAGTGCAATTGAAGATATTGTAAATGAGGCTATTGTTTCAGATACAAATGATACTCCAGTAGAAATTGAGTTATCAAATTTAAATGCAAGTGATGGTATTAAGAAAATAATTCGACAAGAGTTTAAAGGCATTTTAGATCTTTTAGATTTTGATAAAAAATGCCACGAAATTTATAGAAATTGGTATATCGACGGAAGACTTTATTACCATAAAGTGATTGATCTCAAAAATCCACATGAAGGAATTAAAGAGTTAAGATATATTGACTCAATGAAAATTCGTTATGTGAGACAGACTAAAAAAACTGATAAAGATAATCGTAGTATCAGATTATCCAATATGAATCAGGATAATCCGATGCAATATGAGTTTCCTGAGATTGAAGAATATTTTATCTATACACCACAAGCAACATATCCAACATCAAATCCATCATCTCTTGGCGATCAAAAAGGCATTAAGATTTCAAGAGATGCAATTACATATTGCACATCGGGTCTTGTAGATAGAAATAAAGGATCAACATTATCATATTTGCATAAGGCAATTAAGGCTCTCAATCAACTTAGAATGATTGAGGATAGTCTTGTCATTTATAGATTGTCTCGTGCTCCAGAAAGAAGAATTTTCTATATCGATGTTGGCAATCTTCCCAAAATTAAAGCAGAACAATATCTTCGTGATGTTATGATGCGTTATCGTAATAAACTTGTGTATGATGCAAACACCGGAGAAATCCGTGACGATAAAAAATACATGAGTATGCTTGAGGATTTCTGGTTACCTCGTCGTGAAGGTGGTAGAGGAACAGAAATTACTACACTTCCTGGTGGCCAAAACCTTGGCGAAATTACTGATATTAAGTACTTCCAAGAAAAACTCTATCGTTCTCTGAATGTTCCAACATCAAGAATTGGTGGTGAAGGTGGATTTAATCTTGGACGTTCATCAGAAATATTAAGAGATGAAGTTAAGTTCAGCAAGTTTGTGGGACGTTTGAGAAAAAGATTCTCAGCAATGTTCAATGATATGCTGAAGACGCAATTGATTCTCAAGAACATTATTACTCCCGAAGATTGGGAAGTAATGAGTGAGCATATTCAATACGACTTCCTATATGACAACCACTTTGCAGAATTGAAGGAAACTGAACTTCTGACCGAAAGATTGAATATGGTTGCTCAAGCAGAACCATATGTTGGCAAATATTTCTCACAAGATTATATCCGTAGAAAGATTCTTCGCCAAACTGATGAGGAAATTGTTGAACAAGATGCAATTATTGAAAAGGAAATTAAAGATGGTACAATTCCTGATCCCGCAGACATGGTGATTGATCCTGCAACTGGACAACCAATTCCTGGAATGATGGCAGGAGATCTTGGAGCTCCAGTCATGGAACCCGAAATTAATGCAAAATCTGTTGAAACGCCAGAAGTTAAAATGCCTAAGGGTGGCGAAATCTAATAAATAAAAAGGATTACTTATTCTAGAAGTCATGGATGAATTAATGGATATGATTGTCACTGATGAAAGTCCCTCACAAATCAGTGACAAAATTAAAGATTTACTTTTCGCTAAAGCGGCAGAAAGAGTAGATTCTTTTAAACCTACAGTAGCATCTTCAATATTTGGCGATTATACCGAAGACGAAGAATAATAGATTGATAAATAAAAAATATAGGATTTTGGTATAAAATGCAAAGAACTAAAATAGTTGAAACTGAAGTTGCAACAGGTGCAAGTGCTGGTGCTGCAACTAGTATTGGTAATGCAACTTGTGTAAGACTTCATAATGATACTGGTAGTATTATCACCGTTGGGGTTTCAACAATTGTTGGTGCTGCTACCACCAATTTTTTCACAATGCCAGCAAATTCTGTTGAATTTTTAGAAAAACTTCCAACAGATGTTATCTGGACATCTTCAGCAATTAAGGCAGCAAAAGTAGGATTTACCAACTAAAACAATGAAACTAATCAGAGAAGAAATCGAATCAGTAGAGTTTGTCGTTGAAGAGCGCAATGGCAAAAAATCGCTGTATATTGAGGGGGTTTTCCTTCAGGGCGATATTAAAAACCGTAATGGTCGCATGTATCCCATGGAAACTCTTCGTCGTGAAGTTGCCAGATACAATGAAAATCATGTTCAGGCAGGAAGAGCTCTTGGAGAACTTGGCCATCCAGATGGTCCTACAGTGAACCTCGATCGAGTTTCTCATAAGATTATTTCTCTGCGCGAAAATGGATCAAACTTTATTGGTAAGGCTAAAATCCTTAACACCCCAATGGGAAAAATTGCAGAATCGCTGATTTCTGAAGGTGTTAAGTTGGGTGTTTCTTCTCGTGGTGTTGGTTCTCTTCGTGTTAGTCGTGAAGGAATCAACGTTGTCGGTGAAGATTTTATGTTAGCAACTGCTGCTGATATTGTCGCAGATCCTTCTGCACCTGATGCATTTGTATCGGGAATTATGGAAGGTAAAGAATGGGTTTGGGATGGGGGCATTCTTCGTGAAAAGTATGCTGTAAAAACATATAAGAGAATTAATACTCTTGTCGATCAAAAGAAATTAGATGAGCAGAAACTGAATCTGTTCAACGATTTTTTAAATAATCTGTAATTTGTCAAATTATAAATAAATATAGTTTATAACCAAAGGTTAAACGGAGAGTTCAAATGTCTCGTGGCAAACAATTACAAGAAATGGAAGTAGGCACTACACAATCCAAAACTGCCGTAAATGCAAATGCTAAGGCAGCGGAATCGATGCCTCATATGGTAGATCCAGGTACACAACTTGGACATGTAGAAGATCTTGGTGGTCCAGATCCTTCTAACTATCGCCCCGATGATGATTCAGCAAAGCTGAAGACTCCTGGTGCAACTCTGAAGCAAGTCAGAGATGTTGTCAATAAGGGTGCTAAGTCTGCCGATCCTATGAAAGGTATGAAGGAAGAAGTTGAAGAGGATGAAGAAGAACTCTTAGAAGCTAAGCACGAAGAAGAAAAGAAAGAAAGCAAAAAAGAAGAGGAAGAAGAGGAAGAGGAAGAAGAGATGGAAGAGTCATTCCAAATCGAAGATGATGTAAATGCACTCCTCGGTGGAGAAGAACTCTCCGAAGGTTTCAAAGAAAAAGCAAAGACCATCTTTGAAGCTGCTCTGAAGTCTAAGGTTGCTGAAATTAAAGAAGCAATCGAAGCTCAATATGAGCAAAAACTTGTAGAAGAAGTAGAAGTTATCAAAGAAGCACTCGCTGAGCGTGTCGATGCTTATCTCGAATACGTTTCAGAAGAGTGGTTCGTAGAAAACGAACTCGCAATTGAGCACGGTCTGAAGACCGAAATGACCGAATCATTCCTCCAAGGAATGAGAGGACTTTTTGAAGATCATTATG